CCGATTGAGATTGTCCAGACTCCTCCTTCATATGTTTCTTCATTCTCTTCTCTTCCTCTATAGTCTTTAGCTTGCTTACTTCGTATGAATTCAACTTCTGGTATTACTGAAGAAAACCCATTAAGAGTCCCAATACTAGGACTAAAACCAACCCCGCACCCATTAAGAAGGAGCCATAAGGCATCAACGCAGTCATAAACCGTTTGAATACGAAGGAAAGAACAATTGAACATAGAAGCCTCCCTTTGACGAGAAACTTCTGTACCGCCCAACCAAAGCGTCCTTCCTGACATACTAGCTTTTCTTTCAAGCATGAGGGCTCTGAGTTCTTCAAGCTCTCCTTGTTCATATTCATATAATAGTCTCCCAGCAGCTCTCTCCCAGAGCCACTTCTGATGTTGTATTACTCGCTGTACTGTCTCTTCCCAGCTTTCAAATAAGGTTCCCTCTTCGTTGAGGGGTCTGTTGTATGTACGTCTTGTTATTATTTCTGCTCTAGTGCTAACCAAGGTTTAATCTCTCCAATATGTCATCTAATCCCATGTAAAGCGTGTCGTCTACAATTAGTGCTGGAACGCCTCTAATGGGGTGTCTATCTAAAAAATACTGAGCTTCCTTGTCTCCTATGTCATACACCTCGACAGAGGTACTGCCCTCTAGATGCTTCTTTATAGTAATACAAGGAGCACACTTGCTACTTGTTATTAATACTTTCCTCATTCTTCCCCTCATACTCCAATTCAATTATCAAGTCTACATAGTGCTTGATTTTCTTCAAGTCTTCCAATCCATTCTTATCTTTATACCTAGTAGCATATTTAACTATGTTAGCCTGACAATAGTTTAAGTTGTTCTTCATACAGTATGTGACAGGTTGGATAGCGAGGTCTTTGTAATGACCCCCTCCAACTTGTACGTCTAGAGCATTCATTACAACCACTCCTTCATCAAGTAGTTCATAGACAACTCAGCAATGTCTCCTCCTCCGTCCTTCACTTCGTTAAGCATTATACAGCCTCTCCAATGTGTTGTATTACCTTGAGGGCCTTTATAGTCCTCATCATGTTGATAGAAACTACCTGCTGCTATACCAACTCGACATGAGCCATCAGCTAGATAGTGCTTACCCATCTTCAAGCCTTGTGTATGCCCTTGTACGAATGAGAAGCCATTGTTCTTAATCATCGTATCAATCTGTCCACCTAGAGGACTGTCGATAGCTGAGTGAGGGTTGACGAAGTAGTGAGAGAATCCAATACCTCCAATCTTAACTATAGATAAGAAGGGGTGTTCTTCCCAACCAAACTTCTGCACCTCTGCATCATCTCCTGACATCATACCTTCTAGTCGAGGGTCGTTCTCTATGAACCGCTTACACCGTACAGCAGGGTCATGGTTACCTGTCAGATACACCATACGAGGGTAGTATCTAGGTCTATGGCCTACTACTAACTTACGTTGCTTAGCCCAGAGAGGGGCTAGGAGGGTCTCCATGCCCTCCTTACCAGCTTCTATGTCATCCCTATACCTTAGCCCTTCCCACTCCATACTCCCCTTCTTGGTGAATACAGAGAGACTAGGCATGTCCCAGTGATCTCCCATATGAACAATGACATCAGGTTCTTTATCAGCTATGTAATTACCTGCTGCTGTTAGATGTTCTAAGGGCACTCCTGGCTTAACCTGTGTATCTGGAATTATAAATATTTTCATCTATACCTCAATACCTGTGTATGTTTACCAGTAAACCTTCTCTACGGGCTAAGTCGATCATATGCTTAGTCCCTTTAGACTTGCCATCCCAGAAGGCTAACAGCCGATCAGCGTACTTAGCCATCTCTGCGTTCCTGCGATAACCAGCAGATTTACCATACTTCTCCCAATCAGCAGGGAACATCTTAAGCTCGACTCTTTCGTACATTTCTGAGTGCTGCTTTCCAAAAGCATCAGCCCCTCTCGCTCCTCCGCACACAATCTCAACATACTCTCCGGGTTCTCTTAATGAATCCAGATAAGCCTCCAGTCTATCGTGCTCTTCTAGGTTCCATTGAAAATCCCTACCTCCTGCTATAATTACCTTCATACAACATCCTCTTCTTTTAAAAGGCATAGCACACTCTTATGGTAATGCCTTATTATTCCGAAGTCATAGTTCCGACTGGTACTAGTAACGACCTTTATATCTTTAGTTGAGTTGTTATAACCAGGGTCTAACACTTTACAATATAAGTAATCATCTCCCTTAATCCTTACCTCGTCTCCAATCTTAAAGTGCTTCATTAGAGTCCTCCTTGTTGTTAACATCATAAGAGAGAAGGGAGATAGCTGACAATATGAAAGCATCTATTGCCCTTACATGTTCATCTGGGAAATAATACAAGTAAAACGTCATCCCTAGAAAGACCCATGCCCAAAACCTATCGCTAACAATTACCTCTAAGATTTTAGTGAGCTTCATAATTAACTCCTCTCTCTTTAAGAGTTGTATTGCATTTATCAAGGGCCAGCTTTCTCTCACTAGCTGGTATGTGTCGGAAGTAACCTAACAGTAAACTAGTCCCTAACATAGACACTAGTCCATCCTTTATATTATCCTCTATGATGTTAGCCATGATGGCACCTCTATTCCGATGCTTAAGCTCCTTACATTCAGGTTCTTTAAACAGGGAATACCCTTTGAAATTATTCAGATCTACGACGTTTTGTTGCAATGGCTCGTTCCTCTGTACATTTTATTTGATGGCAGCTATGACACAAGGCTTGGAAGCCCTCGCTCTCTACATAACCCCTAGTAATCCAAGCATCAAAGCCTTGGAAGCCTACAATAGGATCTACTATAGGGACTATGTGGTCAGCTACAATGTTTTTTATTCTTCTCTTGTTCCCTTCTTTCGGTGGAAGGGTTGCTGGAACTTCTTTCTTACATTCCTCACAGCGATACCAACCTCGTCTGGTACGTGCCTTACGAATACAATCTTGCTTAGGCCCCCATCTTTGGAAGCCCCCTCTTAACAGACTTATTATGAAGGACTTTTTTCTGGCATCTGTCCACAGTCCTCCGTTATGAGCAGGGGTTGGGCCTGTACAATGGTCGTTGTTACAACCTGCATCCCCCCTCTTCCACTCCTTACCTGTCCCACAACACAGTTGCTTACTCATTAGGAGCCTCCTTATGTACAGTTAGAATAGGCTTTCGCCACTGTCCGAGTATTCTTACGGTATGTAAACCCATTCTCATAGACTTTAACCTCGCACCGAGCGCCTGTCAAAGAGAGAGATAATACCTCACCTCTCAGCATACGTTTAGAGTCACTTCCTCTAATCACTGCATCACATATAAATACAATATCGCCTACCCTTAGTAGGTTACTCTCTATGTCAAAACTCATCAGGTATCTCCCACATAACTAAATTACCATCCTCATCCCTCTCTCTAACCATCCAGAGGAGGTGTGCTTGTTCTAAAAGTTCGTCTTCCCAGTGTTCTTCGTAAGCGTTTTGATAAAGCCCTTTACATCTCTCGTAGAGGTGCTGTTCTGTCCTGCACTCCTTCAAGGCTTCATAAGCCTTCTTAGGCCCAATCTTAGGACAACCTGGAATGTTATCTGTACTGTCTCCTATTAGCAGTTGAGCATAGAACCAACGTAGCCCTGTACCTTTTAAGTCTTTGAACTTCCAATCTTTAGCTTCTAAACCTTCGTCCTCCTTCCACGTAGGCCTAAGCTCTCCAAGCTTCTCCACCCATTGTAAGTGGAACTCAGGTTGTAACCCACACTCCCAACCATAATGCCAGCCAGGAACCATACGAAGGTCTTTATCCCTTGTACAAATAACTGTCTTATCAGTCTGAGCAATGGCTAACTCGTCGTCTGCTTCTCCGTCTTGAGAGGTGGTGCAATGATAGCAGGCTTCCAGATAACATCTGATGTTCTCGAAGTGCCACGGCTTAACGACATCCTTACGGTTGCCCTTGTAAGGCTTTTTCTTCGCTTTCTCATATCGGAAATTCCCCTTCCCAGTAAAGAACACCACAGGGGGTTCAGTGGCCCCCACTGCCTCACATATCTCATCTATCTTCTTAACCAACAACTCCTCTGCATACTCGAAGGAGCGAACTATAAGCTCACCCTCTTCGTCTGTATACTGAGCACATGAAGCTATTTCATAAAGAAATATGTCTCCATCAAGTAGCGGAGTCATTAATACATATCCCCCTCAGCAGGCTTAACGTCTTCCCTCTCTATATGAGTTTCAGGGGCTACAGCAGTCCCTCCAAGGGCTACATCTAAAGCACTACCCTTAAACTCTAGGTTGGACTTAATCTTCTTCTGAAGGAGCTCAGGGAGTGCTGAGAACACTTCCATATCAGGCTCATCTAAGGTGAATACTTTAGGTGTGTTGACTAGCTCAGGTTGGTTATAACCCGGCATAGCTGTTGGCCCTGTAACTGTACCAATGTTGTCAAAGACACGGCCTGCATGCTTACCCTTCCCTTTGTTATGTACAATGCCTACAGTGCAGGGCATTCCTACTAGCTTAGTGAAGTCTCCTCCTACAGTCTGTTCCGGGTCAATAGCAAAGTATCTCTTAGTACTTGTACCTAGCTCAACCGTTAACGCAGAGAAGGCAAAGTCCTCACTTAACCAACGAGGCTTATCCTCTACTAGGTTCCCTTCTCCATCCTTAATAAACTCATGTGAGAGTTCATAGGTTAATTGAATACGTTGCTTAGGAGGTTTTGGTTGTCCCTGAAAAGGACGTTGAGGCTGTAGCCCTAGGTCAATCACGTGTACAACTCGTGCTGCATGGTTACCAATCTTAACTGGCTCTTGTTCAACTCGCTTGTTATTACTTTCTACTTTTACTTTATTTGCATTTAATGACATATATTATTTCTCTCTTATTTATTTAATTAGTGTTGCTGAAAGTGATGCTGATTCTGTATCGTCACGATTTGTGTAGTGTAGAGTACGCTCTCCCACATCGTAGTTCTCCATAGCATCCTCTTCCGATTCAGCCTCTACTATATATTCAGAACCCCCTCTACTATAGCCTGACCAATACACTACTACTCGATACTTATTCTTAGTGGATGTCATACCAATTATCTCCTATTTGTCTCTTAACCATCTATTAATAGTGTGGACAGTACGTCCTAATCTCTTTGCTACTTCTTTCTTACCAACTCCTGCTGACAGAAGCTCTAGCCCTGACACACGAACTTTCTCATATCGCTCCTTATTACTAAGCACTGCATGTTGACTCTTAGGGATGCATTCCAGATGTTCTATATTATAGCATCCGCGATTCTT